TGCCTGTGCCATTAGCAGATAATTCAAGATTAGCATTAGAAGCATTGGTTGTTATTGTGTTATCTTTTATAGATATAGTATCAATCACAATAGAACCAGTGCCTGCGGCTGATAATATTAGGTCGCTGTTACTAGCAGTAGTTCGTATCTCATTGTCTGTTAAATTTATGTTGCTGTCCACAGTAAGATCAGTGATGTTTACTGTGCCTGTGCCTGCGGGTATAATATTGATATCTTCGTTGCTTCTGGTGCCTTCAATGTTGTTGCCATTGAAACGGAATGCTTCAACCAATACACTGCCTGTGCCACTGGCAGATATCACAATGTTTTCATTGCTTCGTGTGCCAATAATTTCGTTGTCATCAATACGGATGGCAGGGAATGCCACAGCACCTGTGCCTGCTGGAACGAAAACTATGTCATCGTTGGTTCTGTTGGCAGAGATGTTGTTGCCAGATATGGTGATACCTGAGTCTACTGCGGTTTCGTTGTAGAGTTCAGCAAAGTTGGTATTGATTTTGTCCATTGCGGCACGAAGTGTGTCGCCATCTCCAGCATTTGCATTACTACCTATGTTAATCACCAGTCTTGTCATGTTATATGTTTATCAACCATTTTTGAAATCTAAATTCTAGAGCATCACCCACACCTGACAGTTGTCCCAACAATCTCACACTGCCACCAGATATGTCTGCTGATAGCGTTACAAGACTGGACCCGTAATTGCTGACAGAGCCCTGTGAGCTCACATAAGCAGTGGTGCCATCGTGTACCACATTGGCAGTAATGAATTCATATCTGCTGTTGGCAGAATCAGTCATGCTGAGAAAATATTTGGCAGTTCTATAGGTAGCCGCATCAAATGAGTCAATAGCAGTGATGGTACTGTCTATGATAGATGCTGTGCCATCTGTTAATAATCCGTTTGAAATTGAGTAAGTTGGAGTAACGAAACTTAATACTTTTGAAGCATTGGTTTGAAAATTTGATGTGCCTGTAGGTGCTGACGGCATAGTGAATCCGTTAATTGTAACGTTGCCAGATCCGTTTGGTTCAAATTCTAAATCAGCATTTGATGAGTTGGTTGAGATTGTGTTTTGTCGTATTGATACAGTATTCATCTGCACTGCACCTGTGCCTGCAGGAGCAAACACAAGATCCGAGTTAGATTGTGTTGTATCAATTTTGTTGTCTTTGATTTGTATATTGTTGGAAATTTTTAATGCAGGTATAGTTACTGCGCCTGTGCCACTGGGTACAAAATTAATGTCTTCATTGGTTTGTACAGTGGATATTTCATTGTCTGCAAACAGTATGCTTTCTAATTGTGTACCGCCTGAACCCTGTGTAGAAAATATCAGGTTATCATTGCTTCTGGTAGCACGAATTTCGTTGTCATCAATCGTGATAGCAGGCAATACCACTGTGCCTGTGCCTGCTGGCACAATGTTGATATCAGCATTAGAAGCATTGGATATGATGTTGTTGCCATCAAATGATATGTAGGAATCCACTGCCGTTTCAGCATACAGTTCTTCAAAATTGTTGTTGATTTTTTGACCTGCTATTCGTATAGAATCGCCAGTTCCATCATTCGCAACAATACCTATGTTAATCACCTGTCTTGGCATAATTTATGAGTATTTAGCGGTAAATTAGATACTTTGTAGAACTAGTTTTTTCCAGACTGCTGTGCTACCATTGTAATTGGCCGTACACACATAAAGGTTGGTGCCATCCCAAGAGATAGATCCTGCCACATCACCTGATGTGCCTATCGCAGTTGGAGTCTTAGAAGTGTTGATCACAATCCTGTCATCTGCTACCACAATCTGTCCAGTACCATTCACAGCCAGTGTGATACCAGCATTGGTAGTGATCGGAGTAATAGTGGTGTTATTAATCTGTAATTGATCCACTTCTACAACACCGGTACCGTTCGGTTGAATTTTTAAATCACCATTGGTTACAGAAGTAGTAATAAGTCCGGTAGAGCCATCACCGATCAATGAGTAAACTTCTTCAAAATTGGTGTTTACTTTCGTAAATGCACCACGCAAAGAGTCGCCTGTGGCTGGATTGCCTGCAGTTCCTGTGTCAATTGTAAGTCTGGCCATATAATAATCTCCTTGTATTTATTAAATATTAATGTGCTGTTATGTTCGTAGAAACACTCAAAACTCTCCGGCTGTATGAGCGCCAAAGCAAACTTGGCATATACCATACCTTCAAAAGAAGAAATACTGTGTATGTTTTCCGTTGTGATTCATGCGGTGTTACATTCTTCAGACCCCGAGCCAAGGTAGATCCAGTACGAGCTACCAACGATTATAAACACGTGTGCCCACACTGCGATAGCAAAAAATTTGCTCAATCAGTGGGAGTTCGAATGCGTCAGATCTACAAGATTGATGCCAGTTCTACTCAGACCCTATAATTAGGGTGTTTGAAGCCAATGGAAAAAAGATCTAGGATCTCGGGGATTATCTAAAAATTTCTGTAACTCTGCATAAGAAGCACCCCAAAAATTCTTTTTAGAATAGTTCATATAGTGGGGTAGATAGCCATTGTAATTGATGTATTCGGTTCTATTAATAAAATAAAAATTACATTCAGGAAAACGTCGAGTGATCTGTGTGAGATGATACATCCATTCAAATTTAAGATAGGCTTTCATGTTGACTCTATCTGGATAGTTGCGAGTGTTAGCATAGATATTATTTTGTTTGCGACTGGCAATGCCATCAGTCCTTTCCCATTGACGAGCACCCAGGATATCAAAAGCAATGATAAAAACGTGTTTGAAACCTAATTCTGCGGCATCCAGCACAGCAGAACAGCCAGAACCTCGACTCTCAGTAAAATCAAGACTTCGTATGGTACCTTTAGCGGCATCACCGCCCTGCCAGGTTCTATAAATTTTTAACCCATCCGGCATGGGATGAGTGGGATCACCCTCCACAAGATAGTTCCATTTGCTGATGTCCCTAGGACCTACAATTTCTGCTGTAAAATTTTGTGACCTTTTAGCCACAATGATTTCTTGATACATCTCTTCATTCACAGCAAATATTTTACTGCAAAGATTGGGCCAATCACGATAGATTGCGTTACAACCATACACAGTGCCTTTGCCTTCTAAACGTTCTAGACTGCCAAAGATGCGACGACTCTCACCATTGCCTATCACGAAGCAGGTTTCATTCGTAATATTCATAATCTGTTAAACTCCGAAAGATTCTCCGCAACCACAACCAGCAGTGGCATTTGGATTGGAAATTTCAAACTGTGATCCAAACACTTCTTCTCGCCAATCTATCTGTGTGCCTATCACATACAGCATACTCTGAGCATCTACCACGAAACGACCAGTGCCCCAATCTTCCACGTGATCATCTTCTTGTATATCTGTTTCCTTATCTACAAACCCCCAATCGTACTTGAAACCAGCACAGCCACCACCCAGTACTGCTAGGCTGACTGCATACTTGTCTGTGTTTTTAGACAGCAAAGTTTCTATTTGACGTTTGGCAGAATCTGTAATTTTAAATGGTTCCATACTGTTAATTATCTCCGCGAGCATACCGTTGAATAGTTCCTATCATATTACTCAATCCGTTCTGTCGCTGTGGAGACAGTATCTCAATGATACCTAATTCTCGAATATCTTCTGTGGTAACAGATGCAATATCTGTGCAGAGTTGTCCAGTGAATATGTCAGCAATAATGGCCGCAGTACCACCAGTGATAAATGCATCACTGTCCACTCGCAAATACATTCTATCCTCTTTTATCTCAGGTACCACCCATAATTGACTGGCACAGCCATGAATTTTAAAAGTAGAAACTTTGTATTGATCTTCTAGAGGTTCAATTAATCGAGCCTGCTCAATAAGGAATTCAAAACGATCTGTGCCTTCCAATTGACGTAGATCTGATCCCCATCGCTGTATTTTTTCTTTAATAGTTTCCATTGTATATTTCATTGCAATTAGCAAACCAAAATGCCAATGCTTCTCGGCGATTGGCAAAACTCATGTAGGCTTTATTACCTCGCGAATCCCAGTGTGTTTCCCATTCAGGTGTGGTTTCATACCACCAACCCCAACGGTACTTGCAGTGTTTGTGGCACCAATTAATATAGTCTTCCATCACTCCATCGGAGTTTAGGAATATACTATGTCTATACTTTTTATCATAGCCGGACATTCTACCCTGTTTTCTTTTTCTAGTTTTAACAGTCATATAATTTGACAATCTGTTTATTTGTTGAATCTCTTAGTTCCTTCAGTTTAATATGTAAAAATAATATTTTCATTCTACCAAAAAAACTTTCCTTTATGGTCTAATAATTTTCTTATACAAATAAAATCATCTAAAAAGTAATAATCACTAATGTATCCTTTTTCATTATCTTTGGTTATGTTATTTTTAGTAAACCAAAGCACTTCAGTTGTGGACAAATCAAACATTTTATTAATACCTTTAATGTCATTTATATACTTTTTGTAAGTGTGATCAACTGTGAACTTTTTCATTAATTCTAAAAAAATATTTGGCTGTAACTTTTGATAATAATTCCAATTTTGCTGAAAATTGATTGC